GTCAAGGTATCGGGGTACTCTGTTTTCGTGGTTTCCTTCCACATAGATACGGGATACGTTCGCCCAATGCTTACCACTTTCGCCCCGTAAAAGATCAAGGGCTGTACGACCGGCGTCAAGGTCCTTCTTGTACCGTCTAAGCTCCATCTTTTTACGCTTGTCTCGGTCCCACTTGGACAGGGAATCGAAAGACACAAAGTCTCCAATCGGTATAACCCGGTCCGGTTTGATGTCTTTAATGAGGCGGCCAGCCCACTTAAAGCGGGTGAGGCTTTGTCCGGGTTCGACATGCGCGTCTCCAATGCACAGTGTGATATCACCCATCGCTAGCTACCACCTTGAGTGCTACGTGAAGCGTGTACGTACACGTTTCCTTGTTGTATTGTGTCTCCAGCTTGAAGCAGTCCGGATATTCCGTTGCCACCTTGTTTACAAGATGAAGCAAGGCTTCACGTGTAAGACCCAAAGTAAAATCTTTCTTATCAGGTGCAGTATGATAGGCATGCTCCGAGAATTGAATGCTTGTGCGTAAAGGCAACACCCTCTGTGTTTTGTAAAACACATCTGATGGCGGGACTGTCCTCGGTGTCATGGTGGTTTTGGGGACATCCCACCATGAAGTACCTGCGTCAACAGTGTAAGCCACATCACTGCTAGTAATCGTCTTTGTGTATAACATAAGGCTACTCATAGGGGGAGATTTGGGTAAACTGCGCATGGTATTCCGTTCTTAAGACACCAGTCTGTGTATGTAGTTTTGGAGTTCTTTTGGATACGATTGTTCCGCATGAACACCATCCGTATGTCACGCTCGGGGTGTGCTTTCTTTACCGCAAGAATCTTCCGTCGTTCCACATAGTCAAACACACCCTTGGCCTCAAGGATTATGGGCTTGCTATCTTTACTATCGACACGATCAAAGTCGCCCCGGCTATTGAGCTTGACACTCCAATCAGGAGTATAATTAAGAGCCAGCGTATAACTAAGCGTTTCGTTTTCATACTCACTCGTAAGATCGGGGCGCTCCCGAAGAAGCGCCTCAACCTTTACTTCAAACTTAGAACGGTGGGTCGGAGATCTCTTCCTCAATGTTCTCCGTACCTTCCGGCGCAGCGGACGTTGCGGTGGCTTCGTCAATTTCTTCCGGGACATCAAGCTTCCCTTCCTTTGTGATCTCCGGAACCTTCGGAGCCTTCTTCACAACCGTGAAGTACCGGGGTCCATTGGAGTAGACGAACGTTCGAGCATCCGGCCAACAAACAGCACGGTACTCACAGTACGAACACGTAGTACACAACACACGGTTACCGCTCTTGCCATCGGGCTTGTCACCCATGCGGTCCGGAGGTGTCACGCCCGACAAGAGATCGACAAGCTCATCACCTCGCTTACGAACAGCGTCCTTAAGAACATCCATATCGTCCGGAGCCAGCCCTTCAAAGTGCTGCTCACCCGTAGTCTTGGAGATAAACCAGAACACCACGTTGGGGTTATCCAACGCCGCAGAGTACACGCTAATCTGGGCAAGGTACCCGAACGTGTCAGTCTCAGGGGTAAGACCCTGTTCGACGTACTTGGTGAACGCCCGCTCGGAACAAGACTTCACGTCCACAATCGTGCCATCAACAACCGCGTCAATCCGACCACGGATACGCCATCCATTTTTAAGATCGAACGTGCATTCTTGCTGTCTGCCTTCCACCTTGTGCCCAGAGAATTCCGCGAGCGACAACGCCAACTCCTCGATGATGTCACCAAACATAAACTTAACACGAGCCGTGGCCTCCAGAGGGAGAGTCTCTCCCACGGCGGGCGGGTTGATGCGGTACCAGATCTTACGGGTGCACTGTGACCCGAACTCAGAGGCATAGATCACCTTCTCTCCGCGTTCCTTCATAACACGCGGGTCAAGATCGTTCTTGACATGGGTAGCCATACGACCACCCATGCCAGCCAGAGTCAACAGCTGTGAGCTTGACATCTTGTCCGTAAGACCCTTGTCCAACAGCTCCTTGACATCTACCAAGAGAGTCTCGATGGACTTGTTATCCGCGCTGGCTTCATCAGTCATATCACACCTCCATACTACTTGGGTTACTTAATCTCAGCCATGTTAGCCATAACTTCTGCGGCCTCACTCATCTTCTTTGACGAGTGCAGCTGCTTCGCTGCCTTCACTTCACGCTGTCCCGAGGTATAGTCCTCGAAGATGTACGCGGTCTTAAGAACACGATCAACAAGATCTTCCCACGAAGAAACGTGGGACCAGTGTTCCTCACTGCCTGTACCTGTATAAGCCACACTTGTCACAAGCTCACGGGCATTGGTCAACGCGTTCTGACGAATGATTGCGTAATCGCCATGAGTAACCGGGACCGGGAATACAGCGTTTCGCCCACCCCCACCCTGCGATACCATTCGTGGAACAAGGCTCGCCACAGTCGCACCTGTCGTTGCTGGCGTAGATACAGTTCCGGGGGCAGAACTGGACGAGATCTTGAGCGTCCCTTCATCGACATTGTTGTACGTACCCTTGGTATCAAACTCTACCGCCGTACCCACGGAGATACCCATGCTAGACGGAGCCTTGAATCCAAACCCATACTTGTTACCTCCGATATACAGATCATAGACCTTGACAAGCCCACGCTTACCATTGACCATGCGCTCGCCAATACTGTCAACTGTGCCACTTACCATTGCCATGCGTTATTCTCCATTCCACTTAGTCTGATCTTGCCAGTTAGGTCCGTATGAGATCTCTACGGACAAGGGAAGTTCAATGATGTCTCGGCCAATAGTCTTGTTGAGATAGTTACCTGCATCCTCTGCGATTTCTTTAAGCCACGGAAGGAACTCGTTAATTACATTCTTGTGTACATCAAACATTATGTTGTCGTGTACGGTGTTGACCATGTACACCAATGCGTGCCAATCTTGTAGACGACTGGGATGCTTGAGTTGTCGGTACATACGACCTAGCGTAGAGGGCACCACATCCCCCGTAGCCAGCCCTTGTACTTGGTAGTTGGCAACCTTGGTGTACGAGATAAGACCCAGATCGTTCTCTTCGTAAAGATACATACGACCCGTATGTGATCTTAAGAACACAGCCTTACGATTACTTACCTCTTTGTCAATGAAATACGTAGATGTCTTGAGATCAGTACACAGAGCCTCAAAGGTTTTCTTTACGTGCTTACGCACACCCGGATAGCGGTGGTGAAAGGCACGAATGATCTGGCGCACAAGAGATATAGGCTGCCCGCTCTGCTCCGCTAGGGTAGTCTCACCGCCGCCATAGATGATACCAAAGTTGATGCCCTTAACTACGCGACGCTGTTCCTTAGTCATCCCCTTACCAAAGACTTGTTCACCTGTAGCAGCGTGGATATCCACCCCGTTCCTAAGATCCTCGATCAGTTGAAGGTCTCCGCATATACAGGCCAGCACAACGACCTCAAGTTGCTTGTAGTCAGCCTCAACAATGAAACCCTCTGAACCAAACCTAGAGATAAAGCCCCGCTTGATGCTGTGTGTCTCCGACATTGGAACGTTTTGAAGGTTAGGTCTAGCTGAGGATAACCGTCCAGTATCAGTTGCGCACTGATGAAGCGTGTGGTGTATGATATTCTCACGGTCAACAAACCCCGGTATCTTTCGGATGTACGTATTCAATAACTTAGACAGTCCACGATACTCAAGGACGAGATCAATCACCATCACAGCTGTAGCTGATAGAGGTGCATCTGTGGCTTTAAGACACAGTAGTGTAGACTCCGAGGTGTCTTGTGAGGATTCGGGGATGCCCGGAACAAGACCATTCCACACGTACTCTTGTTTCCTAAAACGAGGAACAGTACGTCCGTTCTTGTACGTGTGAAGGTAAGCTTCAGCATACGTAAACGTACCCCCGTACAACAGTGTACCTAGATCTTTTGGTGAAGCTAGATTTACTTCAACACCGGGAGGCATACCCAACGAGGGTACAATAGACGTTTCAAAAGTGTCAATAAGACTGTTGCACTTGCCCTCTACATCTGTAGCTACGGTAGCGAAGTAGTCTAGATCTACCTTCATACCATTGTGCTCACACTCCGTTACCGCCAACAATGCCGACATCATGTTCAAACAGATAGGTAACATACCTAGAGCCTGAGCACATTCAATCTGGTTCAATCCGATGGCTAATGCTGCGGCGGCATCATCAGCACACCGAGACATCAACAACTGAGGCTCCACCTCCATGATACGACCAGCTTTAATTAGCTCATCTACCTCGGGATCTTTGGTCGGTATACCGTGCCGCAGACACAACTCATCAAGGGATATGAACTTGTCTCGCTGACCACTCAGGATATAGGCGGCCAGCTGTGTGTCCCACACTTTTAATCCAGTGAAAGTCATGGGGGCTATGAGATTCATAGGGCGCTTTTTATCTAGCAGATACTTAAGATCAAACTTAAGGTTGTGTCCAAAGAACATCTTGTTTACGGTAGAACAATAGCGAGCACCCACCTCATTGAGTGGACTAGCACAGTGTACGCGGGTACGTGCTTCAGTGTGTGAAGACTGCCATACTATACCTACACAAAGAACTTCATTTCCACCACGGTATGGGCTGGACTTGTCATCCTCAGGGCCACGCATAGTGGTCTCAATATCAACACCAAGTACCTCTATACCTTGGGGTATATGTACATAGTCCTTGAAGTAACGGTCCATCGCAGGTGAAAGACGAACGATGGTGCTAGCATCTCGATAGTCATCCAGCGTGTACGTAGTCATCTTCGTAAGTCTCAACAAGGAAGTTCATAAACTGTTGCGCCTTGCGAATGTCCATCTCAGTCTCACCCTTCACGTTACACCGGGAGATGTACTTAAGAACGGTGAGCCTAAGATACCCACGGTACTCCTCAATGGTACTCTTGGCTTTCATATAGTCGATGGTCTCGATACCTCCGGCATCATAGTGTACTCCTGCCACCTCACTGTGGTCAACAGTGACGGGATCTACTACATCCATAGCATGTCTCCTAGTCCAGTCCGAATCAGGCCCCGTACCTACGGGCCACGTACTCCAATCCGTTTCCGGATTCCAATGGTCTTTCATGTAACTCACCACTGCACCCCCTCTGCCCGTAGCTGGTCGATAACGCCGACCAGTCCCTCGATGTCGTCCCGATCAAGGACCCCGGCCAGTGCTTCTAGGTATGAAAGGTTACTCATCGTGTGTTTCTCCAAACAATATAACAGATTACATAGCCAATTACGGCTAGAACCACTACTGGTCCAGGCACAATCAGTACGAGTGTATCATCCATGCTTGCCGCTGCCCCTGTCTTTATCTACAACGAGTCTTGCTCTGGCAAGGATGCTTTCTGGGTCGCATGCGCCATCGACTTCCCAATCTCCGGCATGGATGGCTACGTCTACGGCCTGTAGCAGTTCTATTAGCACTTCCCTATGCTCGTCTAGCGCGGCGCGTAGCTCGGTCACTTCGCGACTCAGTTCCTGCGCCTGCCCGTCGATAGCCAGCGCGTCCAGCGCGGTGCCGCGCAGGCGGGCGACCAGAGCCCTGTCCCTTGCCGCCAAGTACGCTAGTGCGTCATCTCGGCTGTGGACGGGCGGCAGCCACTCATCGCGCACCGGCATCGTCGGCCACTTCGGCGCGGTCATGTGCCCTCCTTCAGCTTGACTTCTACTTGGACAGGCTTATAGTCAATGGCAAAATTGTGCCCCTTCATAAAGGAAGCCAAGTGTCTTTGAAGTTTAACTAAGTCATTACCGCTTAGATTTACACCCTTTAGAGTGGGGAATATACGGGCGTATTGCAATGAGTAACCCGCAGCCTTAGCTTTGTCAGTCCAAGTCTTTGGCATGTACCCTACAGTACCATCTTCAAACGTTAGCTGTGCTGCCCAAAGAGTGAATGGCACATCACTTGAACCTGAGTGAAGAGTATCGTCCGGTTGTTTCATCAAAGGCCACCTCGAATTGTCCGTGTCTAAGGGCCGGGTTGGATCGTGCCCCACCCGGAAGTTTGTTCTTGACGATGTTAAGAAATCTCCTGTCTGGTACATCAGGGTCAACACCAATCATTATGATTGCGTCTGCTTCCCCCTGTAAACCTGTCTTACTACCATAAATCCGGGATTGATTAAGATACTTCTGACCTTCAGCAGATCCATCTGCTTGAAGCACAACGAGCACAGGCGCGTATTGGTTAGCAATCCGACGTGCCCATACCCCCAGTTGTCGCAGTCGTTCCACATCCGAGAGCTCAGACCCGCCAGCGATACGAAGCGATACCTTGTCAAGCACGTTAATGGCAATGAGTCCATAGTTTCCGCCCTTAAGAACGCGCTCTACATCAGTGGTGGTAAATCCGCCGGCAGGCTCATAAATCTGAATACACTCCCGCGAACCCATGATGCGGTCGTACTCGGCACCTGCATCCACTGAGTCCCGGGCAATTTCCACGAGGGATCGGCCCGTCGCACCCGAGAGGCATCGTAGAAATAGCCTACCCCGTTCTTCATTATTGAATAGTACAACCCGAGACCCGTGTTGTGCCACAGATGAACCCATGTGCGTGAGTTCTGAAACCACAAAACTGGTCTTACCGACCTCAGGTCGGGCACATACAAAGACAAGATCTCCCCGATGGAGCGGACCAAGGGCGACGTTGAGATCTTCGAGTCTCCACTCCAACCCGTCACCACGTATGGTGTTCTCCAAGAGTTCATCAATGTTGAACGACGCGAGGCCAGTGTCACCCCCGGCAGCTGATCCAAATAGCGTAGCGGACTTTCCCTTGTACGCAGAAATCTCCCGCTCAATACTTTCAGTCCATTCGGATACTTCTCGGCCCTCCGCCACGCGCGTACAATGTTCTGATATTCTGGTAGCATAATCCAACCTCACGAAGTGTTCAAGGATCTTAGAGTCCGGAGCTACCGTACCCGACAATGATTCCAGCTGTTTAAATACCAACTCAAATAGCTTGTGCTTCTCAAGCTTCCACGTTGGACGGTGGACCACCCTAAACCACGTGGTAAATTTTCCCCAATCAATCTTTGAGTCACCATCATATAGTTTGTAGTAAGCACCAAATGAATCCAAGATGGTCTGGGTATCTCCGATAAGAATATAGTCCTTATTGATAAACTTGGCATAGCTCTCGTAGACCTCCCGAGAAGAGGACATAAGATGCAACAGATTAATGTCAGCACTCACCGTTTGTTATCCCTCTTGGCGGAATACTAGATACTCTGAGGACGAATACTGGGTAGCCGTTGGCTCTTCCGTACACCCAAACTTGATGGCAACATGGGCAATATACTCTTCGGTCATATTTTTTGGTGACTTGTTCGGAACAACCGTCCCCGGTTCAAGTACATACCGAATGATCTCTTTAGATGCACCCGAGAATAGAACTAAACGATTAGCCATCCTCCTAGTGTGCTCAATATGGTCTGGGAAATCATTGTCAAGCCAGATGATGATGCGCTTCCACGGACCCATAGCTACAGCCATAAGAGTTTCGTCGGACAGGTGTGTCCCCCTAAGACACACCGCAGCGTACCCAAGTTCCGACAACTTGATAGAGGATATCCTGTCCTCCACAATGAAGAGTTCATCCTTGTTGTCGTGAGCATTGTCGAGGCACACAATGCTTTGTGGTTCCCTGATGTTGTCCCTTACTATGGTCATCCACTTAGGCAAAAGTATAGGTGGTGTATACCCCGGCACAAGATGCCTAGCTTGTGCAAGCACAGTACCAGCTGAAGGATCAGCACCCATCATTGGGAAGTAGATTGCCCTTCCGACAATCTCTTTTTCCCAGAGAACTAGTACACCATACACATCTGTGAGTCTCTTGTACATTTCGTGATTAAAGTACTGCTTTAACCACATGTTATGTGGGCTACTTGACCCATACACCAAAGGATAAAGGTACTCACCGTCATTGTCGGTTAACACACCCTGATAAAACTTCTCCAACTTGGAAGTCTTCGCACAGTTCGTACCGATAAGCTTAACACCAAGTCCCTTGGATGGCAACCTACGAATCTCGGTGTTACGAAAGCCTGCCTTACCACAGTTGTGGCAGTAACCAACAAAACCTCCGTTCTCTTTCAGTGTAATGTAAAGACGTTCTTTGTGGTCAGGGTTGCCACCATCACATTGTAGGTGCTTGAATCTCCAAGTACTTCCCTTTGGTACACACTGACCACTCTGTGCACAATAGTATGCCATTTCCTCTTTTGTAAGGTGGCCCTTCATATTACAGATTCTCCAAGAAGATCTTGTGATAGCACTCAGCGATGATCTTCTGGTCCGACTCGATCAGCTTGTTAAAGAATGACATCCGGAAAGCCAGCTTAATATCACCGTGGAACGTTCGCGTCTTACGACCCCATGAGATAAGGGTACGTGGAGACATTGTATACTGGACTGTTCCCTTCTCAAAAGCTTCTCGCACAAGGCCAGCGAAACGTACCATATGGGTTGCATCCCCATCTTCGATACCCTCTACTTGGTTCTTAAGAACTTCGATCTCGTGTGACTGCGAGAGATACCCCAATTTAACCACAGTACCGAAACGGTCGAGCATAGCCATATTTTGTGCATTGGTTCCGGCGTACTTACCAGTCGTGTCCCCTTGAAGTTCCGTATTGTCTGTCGCCACGACACCAAATGTCCGAACGGGGTGGATAGTCCTCTCCGTCGAGTCTCCGGGCTTGTCGGCAAGGTATACAACACCACCATCCTCCAGCATGGACTGCATAGCCATGTTAATACCGGCCGGTGCGGCCGAGATCTCATCAACACAAAGGATACCACCGTGCCGTGCGTGCAACGCAGCCGGGCCATCGTGCCACAGCATGGACCCCTTCTCTACCTTGATGGTACCAAAGATAGCACTAGACTCCATATCCTCTCGACAGTTCACGCGAGTGAACGGAAGCTTAAGACGCGCACAAATCTGTTGGAACAACGTAGACTTGCCTGAACCGGTGGGACCAACGGCAAGAACCCTGTCCCCGCCTGTAATACCCACCACTGCAAGCTCGGTCTCGACCTGCGGATAAACGAATGCACCATTGATCTTCGGAATGAGCGCCGCAACCTCGGGATGCCAGTCACTTTCGGTGTACTCCGGAACAGCGTGGTCAATACCAGACGGGGGAACAAAGCCGAACACATCCGAGAACTTCTTGGTACCCGGAGGATAGACCACCTTGATGGTGGCTGCCTTCTTCTTACGCTCCGGCTTGGCCGTCGCTTCCATCGAAGCCTCGATGTTCTTAAGAACCTGCTCGTTCAAATCAATAGACGACATAGTTATCTTACTCCTCGTTAGTGACAATGTGTGAAAGCAACTCAAGCAACCGGGCTTCAAGATCACCCGCGTTCTTAAGTACAGACCTACGCTTATAGAAACGCTTTACGTTATCATCCATGATCCCGAGGCCATAAAGATCAACGGACTTAAAGCCCTCGATTGTAGCAGCCGTCTCTTTAAGAGCGGCGTATACGTCCGAGCCTCCATATCCATCAGCAGGAGAACCGTCAGATAGCGCGATGATAACCTTACGTTTAGACTTCCGCTCACGGATGGTCCGATAAGCAAATAAGAGCGCATCATGGTCATCGTTGCCACTCATATATCCTGTGAAGTTGCCGAACCTCTTGCGTATCTGGTCGGACGATGCCGGCAGATCGAAGTCCTTGATGATACCATAGTTAGGTCTGTCTGTAAAGGCATGGGATACCACAGCCAATGGCATACGCAACACCTTAGAGAACACCTCATTGATTAGGACCGCCGCTTCACAAGCGTGGGCCGCTTTATCCCCGGACATTGAACCCGACCAGTCCACCAGAACAAGTACGGATGTGTCAAGAATATCTGCAACCTTACGTTTCTTAAAGATACGTGAGTTCCAATCTCCATTATTGATAGTCGGCATTGCAACACGGTACGCACTGCGCTTATGTAGCCGACCCGACTTATGATTATGCTCATACCTAGCTGCACTCCGTACTTGTAACAAACGCCTCGCTTGATTAGCGAAGCCTGCCTCAGCCTGTGCTGACCGGCGTACACTCT